ATCTTAAGTTTATAAAACCAAGGTCTGTCGAGTAATCGATATACATCAGTATCAATATAACTATAAACATTCGCACTTATTCCTGAAGCTACGTGTTCATACTGAGTTATATCTTCTATTGGACTTTCTGATCTGTAAACATCTACAGTATAATCTGTAATTGTTTCAGTAGTTGAGGCTATTGTCCACGATAATTGTAAACTATCTCCATCATAACTAGTTACATCTAATGTATTTATTGTTATCATGTTTACCACGCATTACCTATATCTCTGTATTCAGATGGAACACCCCCATAAGCATTTTCTACATTTGAACTCTTTTTCCAAGAAATTACTCCACGTTGATATTTTGCTATTAAGACGTTAAAAATATTAATATACCGACCATATTTATCAATATCAGAAACAGTAATTCCTCCTGCATCATTAAAAGTTAATTGATTTCTAGCTGATAAAATACCTTTACTTATAAGCACTTGAAGGGAAACTCCCATCTTTAGCAGATTCCATGGAAAGTCAGATATTGCTGTATAAGTAGTAACTGGAAGAAATTCATTATTAATTTCATCCATAGCATCTTGAATAGCTTCATACAACAATATATCTGTACTTTCTTGTTCTTGTTCAAGTACATTTAAAACTGCTGTATCATTTAAGTACCTTCGCATACGATCTACATATAACTGAAATGTATGCGGAATATACTCGGGTGCGGTTAATTCTAAATTAGTTGGCATCGTAGTCCTCCAAAATAACTATTACAAGAGTTCCGGAAACAGGGTATGTTAATTTATATTCCGGGTAAGGGGAAATTGCTGGACTTGTAACTTCAAATTCTGCAAGATACGCTCCAGCTGCATCGGTATCTCCTATCGCCCATGGATACCTAACAGATCCGATTATTCCACTTATAATTTGACAATCTTGACTATCTACTTTTATAATTCCTGTCTCTGCATCTTTCATTGTAAAAGTAACGGCAATTCCACTTACTGTCAGGTCTGCAAAATCTGTATCATTGTCTTTGAGTTTAATATCCAAAAACGGCTGCGTGTCATTACGCTTCATTTTAATAGTTGTACTGGCCATTTGCTACTCCAAATTAAATTTCTGTTTGATCTATAGTAGATTCTATTTCAGTAGAATCTAAATCTTCTTCTATTATTGTTCCTATACTAATATCTGATTCTATTTCTGAAGTATCTATAGAAGATTCTATAACATTTGCAGAGATTTCTGAAACTATTAAAGTTTCATCTATACTACTTGCAACAATAATTTTCTTCGCATCATCCGTATTTATAACATCTTGTATTAAAGTTTCTTGAAAAGTAATATCTTTAATAACAGTATCAAAAGTTACAGATGAGCCCCATTGAGCTAAATATGTAAGGGGAAAAGCGTCCCAATTATATCCTAGTGTTTTAATAGCATTTTGATAATTTGTGTTTAATACTAGCATACTATAAATATAATAATATGTGCCTTAATAGTCAAGAAAACATATAAAAAAGGCCGGACATGCCGGCCTAATATTAAATATTTTCTACAGATTAGCTAAGAGTTAATCGAGCTGTGGCTTTGGTATTACCAATTCCAAGACCGATAGTCTCATAAGCTGCCCATGAAATGATATTTTTCTTTTTCTCGATCCAAAATTTGGTATCGTTTAATACATAGAAACTTCCAAAGAATTCCTGTGCAGTAAATGCATAGATTTTGTTGTCTAACAAATCTGTCTTGTTAGAAACGATCAATCTACGACCAAACAATGTTGAATAAGAATAACCATTAACATGAGTTTCCGAACCAACTGCATCACCAGCTGTTGTTGCATTATACAAGAACAGTCTGTTAAACATGGTAGCGTCCATAAGGAGCACTTCACATCTCAGTCTGTTTCCGTCTAATGTATCAAACAGTGATTTTAAGTCATTCTTTAATATAGAACCAACTTCCCCATTAGTTACATATGATCCTGTGGGAGCTGTGTTGTTTCCAGCTGCAACTTCAATAGTAATAGCTGAATCAACTTGTGTTAAGAATGCAGTATCTTCGATTTCCTGAATATCCAATACAGAGTTTTTCTCGATAACCTCAGTTAAAGGCATATCATAAGCTAAAAGCTCTTCCTCTGTTTTTTGGAAGTCTTCACTCGATACGAAGAAGAATGGGATCTCATATCTCTCACCCATTACATAGTTATTTGTGGGATTTCCACGAAAGTTGACAATCATAGCCTTTGAATCCGGCTCGATGTCGTCTATTTTAACCATGCCATCATGGTTTACTGATCTCTGTAGATCCGCTTTTGTTACATACTCAGGTTGTACAATCTTTCTTGCAAAAGACACCTCACGCAGTTTCTGACGTATGAACTGTGAACCCTCCATAGCAACTTTTTCAAGACCTTCAGGAGAGCTTAGCTTTTGGATAAACAGTTCGTTTATCGTGCTTGCACTGATATTTTCCATTTTATTACCCTCCTTATATGGTTACAAATTCAATTGCTGTGAACCCTTGACCTAAATAGGTTGTAGAGTGTGATGGTTTTGTACATCTAGCTACCACTACTGCATCTCCTGCAGAAGTGACTGTTAATTTTCCTGTGAGATCCACATATAAAGCTGCGCCAGCAGCAGGTGTTGCAACAAATTGATCAGTTACTCCACGAAGTTTTCCGTAGATAACAGTAACGTTGTTAGTAGAGTGGATGTCCGGTGAAAAACCAGCACTACCATCTCTATTAGATTCTGACCAAATTGGAAATGCGAAATCGCCCGCTGTAGGTTTACCTACATTGTCGTCGCCACTAGGAGATACCCAAGTACCTGTAACGCCAGAAAGTAGGATCCAAGAATCAACTTCGAGATCCATTCTGGTAACAAGATTAAGGCTACTTAGTATTTGAAGCATTTATGTCTTCCTCCAATTAATATGTGTTCAATTTAAAACACATCTGATAATAAATAACGAGTCAACGGGTCTAGTGTATCATCGTCTTGTATACGAGAGCTAAGGGTGCCAAATTTTGTAGTACCCTCGTTCATATTAAATTCAATAGCTTTTTCCATTAAATTTAATTCCTCGAGAGTTTTATTTGCAAATTTTTCAATTGATGACTCCACATCTTCTGCAGAAATAGACCCATTCTTGAAAAGTTCAAAAACTAATTTTTTAGCTTTATCATTTATTTCAAGTTCTGCAGTTTTCTCTAAAATTTCATCACGTAATTGAATTATAGCATCTGCGGCTAATTTTCTTAATTCAGCATCCATTAGATTCAATTTTATTTATTCTGATTTTTCTTCTGATTGATCTGAAATTACTTGAAGTTCTTCAGCAAAAGAGTGCGCCATTATCTGACCAGCTTCAACAAGTTCAGCTACTTTAACTTCTTCTTCATTAGTTTCTAGATCTTTCTGAATTAACATTTCAGCAAGTTTTTCAACATCAGTTAATTCATAGTCTTCGCCAAATTCAGCTTTTAAAGCTTCTTCGGCAACTTCAGCATACTTTGCAAGAACTTCCATTCGTTCAGCTACTTTTTCTTGCTCTCCGTTTGAAATTTCTACTTCTTGCTCTGCCTGTTTCATAAGATCATAAGTTTCTAATAGGCTCATTATTTTTCCTCCGAATAGAATTTTTCATATAAATTTACAAGAACTGTTTCAGCTTGTTTAGAGAGTTCTTTTTCTGCCGGGGTTTCTTTTTCTTCTTTCTCAGCTTCTTTAACTTCTTCTTCGATTTCTTCTTTGACTTCTTCTTCGGTTTCTTTTGAACCTTCATTTAGTTTAGATAGTTCATCATCAAAACCACGAGCCATAATTCTACCAGTTTCTTCCGCTTCTTTAACTCTTTCAGCTTCTTCGGCAGCTTTCTTTACTTCCTCTGCTTTTTCGTCAGATTGTTCTGCGTCAACCACTGTTTGAGCTTTTTCCACAATTTTCTGTGCTTCAGCTAATTTAATTTCAGCTTCTGTTCTGGTATCTTCTTCAGCAACTTCTTCTTTTTCTTTAGATTCAGTTTTTTCTGCTTCTTTTTCTTCACTTTCAGCAGATTTCTCTACTTCTTTTTCTTCGATTTCAGTAGATTTATCTTCTTTAACCTCTTCCTTAGAATCTTCTTCAGCTACTTTTTCTTTAGAAGTTTCTTTTGCTGAGGTTTCTTCGGCTACTTCTTCTGCAGGTTTTTCACTTAAGTTCTCAATCAGTGTTTCTTCCGCAGTTTTTGATCGTCCAAGTTGTTTTAAAATTTGATCGACATTTAATCCAGCCATATTTTTAACCTCCTTAGTTATTAATTAAGTCCATATATATTAATTGTAGATGAGTATCATCCATTTTATTTACAAATTCTGCTAGTTTACTAAAGTTTACTATTTTTTCAGCTTTTGTCAAACCGAAAGTACCACCTATAGCACCAACCAAACTTGTAAGAAACGGATGCTTCCTTATAAAGTTTTCTGTTGTTGTGATTGGTTTTCCTTTTTTAGCTTTATTTTCCTGAACAGCAGAAAAATAATACGATACAGGAACACTTATCAATGAAGATAACATAAATTTATCTACCATTGAACTAGCCGTTTTTTTAAACTCTTTATCTTGAGCAAACAAACTGCTTACCGTACCTGCACCAATTAAAATAGGAAGTAACCATTTATTCTTTAACATAAACTGTCGAAAACCGGCAGTACTTGCATTATTAAATACTTTTGCATAACCATAATATAACCCTCCTAAAATACCTAGAGGTACTATAGGATTTTTGTGCGCTGTTGTTTCTGGATCAGGTTCATGTCCAAAGAAAACTTTGCTAATAAAACTTCTTTCGGGTGGCAGTTTTTGAGGATATGTAGGAATTATACTTTCTTGTACTTGTTCAAGCACATCAAAGTAAGTACCTTTACTATCTTCTGCTACCTTTGTCAAAGCTCTTGTTACAATTAATTCTTTAGTCATTGACATTTCTGGTACATGATCAATTAACAAATCAGCTATTTTTTTATTATAGTTATCAAAGTTCACATCAACAGGAACTTCGGGAACTGTTTCGTGAGAAATTTTAAAAACTTCCCCCTTACGTTCCAATTCTTCGGCAAGACTTGTCTCACCTAAATTGTAAAGCGCTAATTTTTGAAAATCCTCTTTCAGAGGAAAAATACGTAAAGCATTCAAAGTTGATAAGACTTCATTAAAAGGATAACTTGAAAGTTTTTTTAACTTGTCTTCTGGTATTCTACTTTGAGAATTACGAATAAGTAATTTTGGATCTAAACTTATACAGTCTACCTTTGCTTCAATATTCTTACGAATTTCAGCATAATTATCTTGCTCTGCCGACTTTTGTAAAGACATCTCTAACATAGGTGCATTTGTTGCAAACTTTTTAAATATAACTTTAGTACCATTGTATCCTGCTACCTTGGATAAAAACCCTGCAGTCCTATCTGCCGGGATTAAAACTATACTAAGATCAAAGAACTTTGGCATTCTGTTAATAGCTACTACACGTTGTCCACCTGGCATGATTTTATTCATATGCTTAGTCAAATGATCACAGTATTCTTTTCTTGTGCGAGCTCTGTTTCCACATATAGAACATTCATCCCATGGGACTCGACAACCCATACTTACTGCTGGCAAATCTCCTTTGTCTAATCTTGTCAAGACATCCTCAGATTTTTTCTTGTCAAGTTCAAGTATTAGCTCTACTCTATGCATCACTGGGTTATAATGTGAAAATACTAC